TGGTGTTATTACGCAGAAAGATTGGTCGGCAGACAGCTTTATTACACCGGCTCGTAAGAGATATCACGCAGGTCCAACTGTTAAAACGCTTGGGGCTGGCGGTTCTACTGCTGGTAACCACTTTGATTTGCTTAATGTGGACGATCTTGTGGGTGAACAGCAACTTAATGCAGATCGGGTCTCTACTGCGGATATGGTGAAAGCAAGGGAGTGGTTTAAATCAAATGCAGATACCCTATTGGATGACCCCGAAGACAGTCGTATTTTCTTATCGGCAACCAGATACGCCATTGACGATGCCTATGGTTGGATTTCTGAAGATGCTAGTGAATATAGTCGTGGCTATTTTGAAGAGCTTCCTGAAGAATGTCAGCCGAAGGCAGGTGGACGTTGGGATGTATATTATAGGCAAGCCGTTGAGTACGGGCTTCCAATATTCCCTGAAAAAGTATCATTGGGTTTCTTGGAACGTAAGAAGAAGAGTGATCCGTGGGGATACTTTACGCAATACCTTAATAATCCGTATAGTGCGCAGGCAACAGAGTTCAGCGATTATGAACCAAAGTTCTTTGATCTTAACTATGAGCGTGGTAAGGGTTATACACTTCATATTGGGCAAGGAGTGGACAGAGAGGAGTTACCGCTTAATGACTGCGTTGTCACGATGGGTATTGACCCTGCGGCGTCAGATAGAAAGAGGAATGAGAGGACTTCAAGATCTGCTATTGTTGTTCAGGCGAAAGATTGGAAAGATCGTAGATTTATATTGGATGTTCAGGCGGGGTATTGGGCACCTGATGAGTTCATTGAGCGCATGTTTAAGATGTTTCAAAGGTATTATCCGCACGTTAAGAGAACTAATTTGGAGAAAATGGGAGCTTTTGCGATTTTCTATAATAATGTTCTCCGTGCTCAGAAAGAGAAACAAGTCTTTATAGGTTTGTATCCGGTAACCGGTGGTGGGGATAAAGATACCAAGTTGAGGAATTATTATCAGCCACTTTTGGAGAAGGGTTTGTTCTATTTGAATAATTCTATTCGAGATATATTTATGGACGAGATGCGTGTATTCCCGGGAGGAACGAAGAAGGACATTATGGATGCTGGTGTTCTGGCTAATGAGGGAACTGGAGTTCCGAGAGACCCTGATGCCGTAAGTAGGAGAGATTCATTTAAGGAGAGGAGGAGACGTTACGCTAATCCAGTAACAGGAGCTTGATATGATGATGAAACCGATTTGCCCCTATTGTGGGGAAGAGATGTATGACTTTAAGATTTATGATGGTATTCAATCCACAATTATGTTTACGTGTCATTGTGATGGATATATAGAAGAAGAGATTGAACAGGCATTTAAGGAGGCACAAGAATGTCAGACGAAATAATGAATGAAGAGCCAGATCAGAAGCCAACAAGTATATTGAATGAAGAGCAGATGGCTCTGGTCAAGGCTTACTTGAATAAGGAAGTGAAGGATACTCTGGCTGACGCTGGCCGAGAAGAACGTATTGAACGGAATGAGGAAATTGATCGACAGAGAACTATTAGGCCTAGAGATAAGGAGAGGAATCATCCATGGGATGGTGCGGCTAACACTGTTCCTCCTTTGATGTGGACCAAGATTAGCTCGGTTGTTGGGAAGTTTGTACAGGCGATTTTGGCGAAAGATCCTATTTTTGCTTATTCTTCTTCTGATCCTGATATGACTGACCATGCGCAGGCTGTAACAAGACATATTCAGACTATTGTTGACGATGCTAATCAGGCAGGATTCAGAAAGAAAGTATGGCCCTTGGAGTTTGATAAAGCGAGCTTTGGAACTGTTTTTGTTAAGGTTCCTTTTGAGATTAAGGATCGAGTCTTCACCCGAGCAGGAAAGAAAATTACACAGGTTATTAGGAGATGCCCTGTACCAAGAATTATTCCCTTTGAGGATTTCATTACTAGATACCATTGGACCGATATTGCAGAGATGCCTTGGTATGGTATAAGGACTCGGCTGTTTATGCACCAGCTGAGAGCAATGGAGGCCAGTGGGGAGTACGAGAATGTTGATCAGGTACTTGGAGTCAATCAGCAGTTAGACGACACCAAGGCCGCTAGAATGGAGAATCTGGGCGTCGAAGAACAGTATGATAATGTAGATGCCAATAAGGTCTTTGAGATCTTTGAAATTAATATGTTCTTTGATGTTGAAGGCGATGGTATATCGGAAGATATTATTGTTCATTATGAGCCGGAATCTGATACGATTCTGAGGATTGATTATAATGATCTGGGACGTAGGGATGTTGTGAGGATTCCATATGCTGAAATACCGGGAGTTCTCTATGGTATGGGCCTTGGAGATATGACTTCCAGTTTACAGGACATGATTGAGACTGTTTTCAATACTTCCTTTAATAGTGATGAACTTAGCTATATGGGTCTCTTGGTGACTAGACAGGGGTCTGGTATTGAGTTCGGTAAGGACGTTTTTCCCGGCGCTACATTGGATGTTCCCAATCCTTCGGAAGATTTGAAGTTATTTCAGTTTCCGAGTGTAACTCCTCAGGCTATGTTGCTTGAGAAAAAAATTATGGGGTATGCTGATCAGGCTACTGGGGCTACTGCGATGTTGGTAGGTCAGGAGAATGGCGGTGAAGGTAATAGGATTGGTTCACAGGGAACTCAAATGCTTGCAGGAAATGCAGAGAGTTATTTGCAATCTTTTCTGGAAGTGGCTATTAATGGTTATCAAGAAATTGGCGAGCTGATGCTATTGCAGATGGTTCGGAATTATGATTATGTAGATCTGTCGAATATGACAGAATCCGATCAGATTTTGTTGGAGCAGGTTTATAGTACTCCTGTAGAGAATATCGCTAGCAAGTTTAAGTTTGGTGTAAGTCTGGCTAATATTCAGCAGGATAAACAGAAACGACAAGCCGCTCTGGTACAGTTGTTTCAGCTTTATGATATGTTTATTAATAAGCAGGTTCAGCTGGTTACTGCAATGAGTAATCCTGAACTGGCACAGCCCGGATTTGAGAGACTTCAGGAAATCTTTATGACTGGTTTTGTTGGACAGAATAAGTTGTTCGAGAGGATTTTGGAGAACTTCGATGAGAAAGAGCTAAGTGATTTCCAAGCGTTCTATGGGGATATGGAATTGGTTCTTCAGAAGTTAGACAAGAAGAAGGAGGAGATGGTTGAGCAACAGCGGACTCAAGATAACAAGGAAACAGCAGGAGCTACTGAAGTCGCCGGAATGGACACAGCGGGATCTGGAGGATCTGATGTCTTGGGAGGGCCCCCAGAAGAGGGTACTCAAGAAGTTAGTCGCCCACCTCAGTCTGGTGCCCCAGTTGGCCCTAATGCAGGAAACGGACCTACACAAGGTGTATAGATATCAGGGAGAGTGGCAAGCTCTACGGGGCTTGCTCCTTGATATAGATCAATATTTTAAGAAAGGAGAAGACTAATGGGAGAATTAGTTAAATCGCCAGAAGAGCTGGCAGAGATGGATGATGTTTCTGTGAATACAGAAGTCGAGCCTGAAGAAGCTGAACTCGAAAGTGGGTTTGAATTAGAGCTTGTAGATCCTGAGATGTATGGACGAGAGAAGCCACAGGAGCTCCTAGACGCGGAGCAGAGACTAGCTGACCTCCAGGCCCAGAATCAATCTCTGAAGGCCACCACGACCCAGCAGGAGGCACTGGCGGCGACTATGGCATCAGTCAAGCAGTTGCAGGAGCAGTTGGCTAGTGGTATTAGGGTTCAGTCCGAGGAGAAGAAATCTCCCGGATTTGATTTGGATGCGCATCGAGCGAAGTTTAATAAGAATCTTTACTCCGATCCTGCGAAGATGACTGAGGAGTTTTTGGCTCCATACTTGGGAGAGTTGAAGAGTGATATTGACTCAACGAAGATTCGGGCAGATCGTAATGCTTCAAAGGCTGATCTACTGGCTGATGATTCTGGAAGAGCTACTTATCTTAAGTATAAAGATGAAGTTGAGAAGATTGTGCAGGATATGCCAGCCTCTCCAGATGTTTATCAGAAAGCCCTGACTCAGGTAAGAGCGGTACATTTTGATGACTTCGTTCAGGAAGAAGTAGCTAGGCAGTTGGCACAGACTCAAGGTCCCAAGCCTCCTCTTACGAATGTTGGACGACAGGTAGCTCCTGCCGGGCAGAAGAAATCTCAGATAACTCCGGGGATGAAACGTTATATGGACGCTCTGAGAATGAAGGGAGTTGGGAACGAAGAGTATGCCTATCGGAGAGCGAAGGAACTCAAAGCGTCGGGACAGATTAAGGATTAGCTGGTAGCTTGACAAAATCTGAAATATATGATATAATCACAGGAGTAAGTTAATGGAGATTTCCAAAGAAAAAGAAACCAACACCCGTCCGGGAGCTGGTCAGAAAATAATCATAACAAAAGATCATGATATCAAAGAGATTCTGAAGTACCATAGAGATGGATATTCTATTCATTTCGACGGCTCCAAAGAGAACTTTGTTAACCTTGATGATGAAGATTTCATTCAATTGCCTAAGGCTGTAATGGTTTATTACCGTATAGCTGAGAAAGAGTTTAATGGAAAGTTGTCAGAGGTTTTTGACACAATTGCTGAAGAGGGAACACCTCGCCGTATCTTTGGATATGACAAACGTGTTGCCGATCCTAAAGAACAGCTTGAGATTCAAGATATTCCTAAAGGTTTTCGCGCTAAATGGGTCAGAGCTTACGATAATGAAATCGATAAAAACGAGCGTAAAGGCTACGTCGTGGCTAGAGGGAATGATATTAAGACCTTTGGCAATGATGGTTCAAGATCTGGTGGGCATTATGTTGGCTCCGAAGATAAGCCGGAAATGGTTGCTATGTTAATCTCAGATGAGAATTACCATAAGAATCAGGCTAGGGTTAAGAGAAAATCACAGCTGATGAAAGAAGCGACTAAAGACAATTTTAAAGAATCTATTGAAAAGTCAGGGCTCAGAGGAGCTCAGGCTGAAGTAGAAATTAAATAACGATTGGGGCTGTAGGCCCCATATTAAATGGAGGCTATTTATGGCTATTGGTATTCGCCGTGATCGTGGTGGAGTCATGCCAGCAACCGAAGTTTATCCCGCTCTTGCCGCTACTGGTATTGTTAAGGGTGATCTTTGTAAGCTGTCCTCTGGAAAGCTTGTAATTTGTGATGATGGGGATGCAGGATCAGAAGATCAGCTTTTCCTTGCTGTGGCAAGTTATGTTTCTGGAGTTACTGCTCCTGCCGCTAGTACGTATGACCAGCTTGTGATCCCTGTTGATGATCAGCTCACTTTCGTTGGTCCTGTTGCAGAAGGTACAACCCCTGTTGGAGTTGATACTGTTGTTCCGGGTTCGACTCTTGGAATTAATGCAACTGGAGATGGTTTCGCTGATGCTGCTGCGGCATCGGATGATTTCGTGATAATTAAGGTGTTGGAATATGATGCTACTGCGGGGACTGCTACAGTCGAAGGCCGCTTCCTCATGGACACTGACACCCACGCTACCTGATAAGGAGTTAAAACATGGCTAGTGCAGTTGGTAATTATATCCTTTCGGGTACGCTCCCGAAACAGTTGGCAAAGGACATCGATGAGATGTTCAATTCCACACTGGAACAGGCACCAGATGATGTCGGTTCTATTTTTAAGACAAAAGAATCTGTAAGTTCGAATCGGTACACCCGTGCTGAAATTGCTGGTTTTGGTCTTCCTTCGGAAATCACCGAAGGCGGTGTAGCTCCTTACGATGTCCCTGAAGAGGGTTTCGAGAAGAGTTACTTTTTTCATGAATATGGTCTTGGTTATGTTGTCTCTGAGTGGATGCTTGAAGATGAACAGTTTGGTCGGATTAAACAGATGCCTCAGGCTCTCGCTAAGTCGATCATGGTTTTCAAGAACTTTGATTGTATCGATCTTCTGAATAACGGTGAAGTGGATTCCACCAAATATCATGCTAAAGATGGCAATCCCCTCTTTGATGAGCATGATCTTTTGGATGTTCGCTTCGGTGACGCTACTTCTCTGACTAATATGACATCGTCAGATACTGGACTTTCTGAGACTTCTCTTGAAGCTGGTTTCCAGTACTTCGATGACATGATCGATGAGAATGGTTATCCGTATCAGATGACTCCCAACAAACTGATTGTTTCTAGTGATGATCGGCGCGTTGCCCATACCCTGTTGACTCAGATGTATGGTGGTTCTGTTGCTCAGTCCGGTGCTGGTCTGGGATACTGGGGCTCCACTGCTCCGACTTCTCTTGATGGTGCTACAGCCAATATCAATATCGTTAATCCCAAAAATGGTGGCGTTGCCGCTTGGGATATTATGGTATCTCGATATCTGGATACTGGACGTTGGTTCCTTCAGGCTCCTGAGCATGAGCTTCAGCTTATGTGGAAACGGGCTCCGAAACAGGAATCTTGGTTCGATAAGAAAACCCATAATACTATTTATCAGACTCGAATGCGCTACAGCGTATTTGCTGAAGATTATCGTGGTATTTACGGTAACCCTTATACGTCTTAATAAGGTTTTAAAGGGGCTTCGGCCCCTGTATCTCCTTTCTCTCCTCTCGGGTCGGGGGCCTCGGCTCTCGGCCTTTTTTATAGGATACGCTTATGACCGTACGTGAATTAATCATGGAATGGTGGGATCTTGCAGGACATGCCTCAGATCTTTATCCTTTTTCCACTGATATTCAATCAACTTCTGAAATTGATGTTAACGCTGAAGGTACCCAATATTTTCTCAGGTTAGCCTCTCAAGGGCAAGTCGCACTCGCCAACTGGAAGAAACGAGACCTGCGATTTTTAAGATTTAGAAATCTTTATATCTCCAAAAATCTTGAGCTTGGTGTCGATGAAGATACCGAATACACAATTACACGCAACTCTGCAACACAATTTGAAGTTGACCCGACCCAGACAGGTTGGGTTTTTGACGTTGATACTCTAGAGAACTCTTTGATGATTTACGGCGGAAGTAAGTATAAGGTAATGAGTGTCACAGAAGTCTCTCCCACGAGCTGGATATTTTATGTATTTCAGGATGTTGGGGAAACCGAAGATGTTGTATACCCAGAGACGCTAACTGAGATTCAATTTGCAGTGAATGAGTTTACTGTAACTTCCTCAGCCAGTGCTCCGACGAATACTTACCAGATAATTCTGCCTGAGAGAGTTTACTCGATTTTGAGAATTGATGATTATGCTACTCAGACTGAAATCCTGAAGGCTAACAATCGAGAAGATTTAGCAACTAAGGGAAATGCAAACACGACAGGAACACCCCAGTATTATTTGAACTTGGGGTCTAAAATAATATTTGATACCGCATTAGATGAGAAACGTTGGTTTAAGTTTGAACTCTTTCAGCAACCAGCGGCAATAACCACTCTTGATGAATCATTAACTATACCAGAACCTTTTCATCAGGCTCTTGTTTTCTGGGGTATGTGGAAGATTTCACTTCGAAATGGTAAAGACATCCCTGCGGTAAATTATCGTAGATTGGTTGATAATGAACTTCTCTCCACAAGAGATGAATATGATAACGAGTTTGAACGATCTAAGACCTACGGGTTGAAGATAAGGAGGGAATAATGGCTATAAATTGGACTGTAGAATATGAAAATCAGCCCCGAAATGTCTCTAATCCGGGGTTTATTGCTGATGCAGTAAGGACACTGAAAACAGCGGTGAGTGAAAGATTGTCTCCGGAACACTTCTTTGGGGCAGGAGAGTCCACAGATGTAAGCAAGCATCGGGAAGGTTCAGCTAGGGCCTATGTTGTTGATGATGATGCTACACGTGCGGATATTGTTTCTGCAAACACTGATGTAGGGCGGATGTCGATAAATCTCGAAACTTTGTCCCCTGTTCCAACTTCAGGTGATTCAAATGTAACTGGTGACGAACTCTATACTCGGTCATTAAGTGTTTGGGATAAAGATGGAACTAAGATTACTGTTTTTGATCCTGAGGAATATGTAAGTCGAAGTCAAGACCTTACTATTACAGGACGTAAAGTTTACTCTGTAGAAAATCCTGAAGTACAGGAAGATCTTGATGACACTACTTATGATGGTCTCGATGTTGCTCCGAAAGCAAGAGCGGATAACAAAGCAGTCAAGCGTTCTGATATTAAAACTTGGACTGATGAAGCAAAGGCTCACAATATCTTCGATGTGGAAGATACAGATAATAATGTGGTCGCAACAAGCCCTCTAATCAATAACCCAATATCAGATAAGAACGAAACGACATCAGAAAGTATCTCAGCTAATGTGATATTCGCTAATAAAGTCTATGGGGCTGTTTACGGCTAAGGGGTTGTTATGGCGATATCGAAAGATTCTGTCATCAAGAAAGATGATATATTTGAATATCTCATTGAAAAAGATTATGAAGAAATTGGCTATGTGAAGGCTTCGGGGAGCTTCTTTGGTGGTTCAGCTCGAAATAATGAAGGATATTTCTGGATAAGAAACAATCCTAATTACTTCAAAACTAGCGATTATAACCCTTTAACAACCTATACTGTGAAGCTTCGAGTAGCTTATGATGGGAAGGTATACGAGAGCCTCACTGACGGAAACATTGACAATACTCCTGACAGCTCTCCAGATGAGTGGAGATTAATTCCGGACGGTGTAGATTCTGGATCTTCATTTTATAACATTAACTTTCGGGCTACGATAGGTGGTTCTGTTAATAGTGATGATGATTACTATGAGTATACTTTATGGTCAGTTTCTTGGGATGGTAATGGAGATGAAGTGCTAACTCAAGAGTACTACAATAAAGAAGATCTTTCAAGTTCTAGTATCAGAATGTCTTATCCTGCCGGATATTACAAATATAAACTACGTTCTAGTTCACAGGGAGCCAGTAGTGATACCCGCTCTTGGATTTTTGTCAAGCGCTATGCTAATGATATAGAAATTGGGAAACCGATAAGAGTATTCACTTCCGATTTTAAGGAACTCAAGGCTCAAAATACTACACCAATAACTGCGGCACTTGCAAAAGCTGGGAGACTCACAACTGATGACTATTATGGCGGTGACTATGAGGGGACAACATAATGGCGTTTGGTGCTGACATTAAGAAAGATCAAGGTCTCCGAGTCAATACTCGTCCAGGTTCTGTAGACCCTATCGCGGCACAGAGGCTTGTTTTTCCTATTGAATCTTGGGAGTTTGATGATCCAAATAGAACTGCTGAACCTGAGCTTCGCTTAAAGGCTCCTTGGAAACTGGTAGCAAGTTCGATAACTGCGGAAGCCATTGAAGCGGCTCTTATAGAAGCGACTCAGGTCGTGATTGGATATGAAGGAGCAGATCCGGATAATCCTGTTGAAGGTGATCGACGCCTTGTAATAAAAGCTTTCATTTTAACTTTACAACATTATGACACTACCTTAGTAGATTGGGTAGATGATATCGCTCTAGGGGGTTATGACCCAACAGGGAACTTTAAGCCTTACGTAACTTCGAGAGGTCTAATGCACCCTGAGATCGATATTAGTAATCTTGAAGGTGGCTTTGGATATATTCCATTCGACGTCAACGACCCTACCAGTAGGTATAAGGACGTAGTAGTATTTTCTAACTTAAACGGAGAAGACCCTCTTATTGGTGAGACAGTTTTATCTGGAGTAGAAGTAGGATCTAGTACATTTAATGGAAAGCCTATGTACCGGAATGATGGTGTGGCTTTAAAATATTTAGGAGATACGTACTCAATTGATGCAATAACTGGGGAAAACTATCTTTTAGGTCTTGGACAGTCTGGTTATACATCCATATCAGGGCTTATACAAAGTTTTAGATTTTCTACTCCAGATTCTACGACTACAACTCAAATAGGAGCTCTTAGTGCTGGTTTAGCAATTACAAATACAATTGGAGCAACGTCTAATATCTATGTTACCATTATAGGTGGTATATTTATTCGTGGTGGTAAGCTAGAGCTGGACTTAAGATACTATATGGCTGGCGTATTCGATGTAACTCATACTGTGGTGTTAATGTCAAGTGTCGTTAATGATACTGTGTACTCAGTTAATATACCTCTAACCCTAGAGTGTAATATAAGTATAAGCGGGTCAACACAGAATTATCTATTTTCAGTTGTAGGCCCTACAGTTATTGATGGGGCTTTCACTGGTAATGTTATTGATACTTATAATTACCTCACTACTAAGGCGGCTACATCTAAATATACAGATTATTCTGTAAGTGTATCGAACCAGCTTCTTATTCCAGTTAATCAGAATGCAGAGTTTACAGATGTTTGTGTTCAGACTTTTGTCCAAAATCCATGCGATTTCACAGAGAGTCAGGGAGTTCAATTATCATCTTCTGTAGATGCTTTCAAAGCGTGGAGCGCTGGTACTCGGTATTGGGCATTGTTTGATGATGAGGAAGATATTGTTATTACCCCTAAATCTGAAGGCTCTGTGGTTTTAATAGGTGGTCGTCTAATTGATGAAAACAATTCTGTAGTGATTACAGGACCACCCGGAGCCACAGGCGCAACCGGACCAACTGGAGATACAGGCCCACAAGGGGATGAAGGACCATCATTCTTTGATGGTGGAACATGGGACACAATATACGTACCTGATCAAACGATAGATGGAGGAGGTTGGAGTTAATGGCACATATTATACAGCTTAAAGGTGGATCTTCAACCTTGGCCGCTTCAGTGAATCCGGTTTTACACGACCGTGAGATGGGAGTCGAAACCGATACTTGGCAATTCAAAATCGGAGATGGAGTAACGGCATGGGTTGATCTTCCATACGGTGGGCTCGTGGGACCGCAAGGAGCTGAAGGTGATAACGTATATGATGGCGGAACATGGGATTCCATTTATACGCTCGAACAGACTATAGATGGAGGTTCCTTGTAATGCCAGCAATTATACAATTTAGACGGGGAAGTCAGGCTCAAGCTACATCAAGCAATCCCATACTGGCCGAAGGCGAACTTGGGTTAGAAACCGACACAAGACGATTCAAGATTGGGGACGGCACTACAGCGTGGAACTCTCTTGAGTATACATCAGGTGTTGCTGTGGCTTCCTCTGGTACTGCCTTTCCTACAAGCCCCGGATTCGGAGACGAATGTTATCGTACTGACCAATTGAGTTGGTACAAATGGAACGGGTCAGTATGGACCCAGATATAGGAGTGAAATATGCCAGCACCAATTGAATGGCCCACTAGTCCTGTAGATGGGGAAAGATTTTTAGAATATATGTGGAACGACTCTTTAGGAGCTTGGGATAAAGTTTCAACAGGTGTTATTGTTACGTATTATAAAGAACTTGATACCACTACTCGAACATACTCAGGTGCTCGTGGAAC